CCACCACCGACGACACCGTCATGAAGGATTCCTTCATCGGCGAGTTCATCAAGCTCGTCACCCAGCGCCGGCGCATCGTGGAGAAGTTCTCCCGCGACACCCTGCCCAAGGACGGCCTGTCCGTCGACTTCTACCAGCTCGACGAGGACACCACGCAGGTGGCCAAGCAGGCCGCCCAGGGCGATGACCTGCTGTTCGGCAAGGTCAAGCTCAAGTCCGCCAACAGCCCCATCAGCACCTACGGCGGTTGGACCGAACTGTCGCGGCAGGCCATCGAGCGCGCCACCCTGCCGGCGCTCAACATCACCCTCCGCGCCCTGGCCCTCAAGTACGGCCAGACCACCGAGGCCGCCGCCCGTGCGGTCTACCTGGCCCAGATCGCCACCAACCGGGCCGCCGCCGGCAAGTTCGTCGACATGGGCGCCACCGCCGCCGCAGCGACCGCCGACCAGTGGCTCGACGCCATCGTCGAGGCCGCCGAGAAGTACGAAACCAACGGCTTCGGTATGGCCGGCCTGGACGTCTCCAAGGACGTCTTCAAGACCCTCATCCACCTCAAGGACGGCGACCACCGCCTCATGAAGGTCTACGGCGACGGCGTCAACCAGGTCGGCGTGCTCGACCTGTCCAAGCTGTCCGGCAACCTCGCCGGCGTCAAGGTCGAAATGATCCCGCTGGCCACCGCCGGCACCGCCTCGTTCTACGACCCGGTCGCCATGACCACCCTGGAGAGCTCCGGCGCGCCGGCGCAGCTCCAGGACGAGAACATCATCAACCTGTCCAAGCAGTTCAGCCTCTACGGCTACGCCGCCAACGTCGTCCCCTTCCCGACCGCGATCGTTCCCGTCAAGTTCGCGGCGGCCTGACGATGACCGAGGAGACCCCGGTCACCCTGACCCTCAGCGAGTACGTCAAGGCACCCGTAGCCGATACGTGGGCCGACCAGTGCCGGCGTGAAGCCACCGCAATCGTCGACCGCCGCATCGGCACCCGCGCCGAGTCCGTGCCGCTGGAGGTCAGGAGCCGGGCAATCCTCGAGGTCGGCGCCGAGCTGTACTACCGGCGCGACACCCTCGCCGGCAACGCCCAGATGAACGACGACGGCACCGCCCAGCCTCGCCGCGTCCGCAACCCCGAACGGATCGCCGCCGACATTCTCGACGCGTTCCTCAACCCCGGAATCTACTGACCATGGACACCTACACCGCCGCCCAGGAGCTCAAGACCGAGCTCGGCACTGTCCTGGACGAAACCGCCACAGTCGTCGACCTGGACCCGGCGCTCATCAACAGTGCACTCACCGCCGGTCGGCAAGCCATCGTGGTCCGACCGCCGGTGGTGAACTACCCCACCCGGTTCGCCGCAGAAGCCGACTGGACGCTCATCCTCGTCCCCGGCATCACCGACCTCGCCCGAGCGTGGGGAGCCCTGGACGCCATGCTCGCCGACGTCATGCAAGCCGTCGACGTCGACACCGTCACCCCCAGCCAATACCAGACGGCCGGCGGCACGCTCTACCCGGCGTTCTCCGTCACCTTCACTCAGCCCTACAACCTGTAAAGGACACCCGCTATGACCATCAAGGCCAGCAAGCTCGGCCCCGGCCATCTCACGTTCGGTTCCGCCGGCACCACCTCCGAGTTCGGCAGCCAGTGCACCAAGGTCGAGCTCAACCCCAAGTTCGACGACGGCGACATCGTCACCGTCCTGTCCGGCGAGGAGCTGGCCGAGGACGACGGCGAGAGCTACGAGCTCACCGGCGAGTTCTACCAGGACTACTCGATGGCCGGCCTCCTGACGTGGTGCAAGACCAACTCCGGGACCGTCATGCCGTTCGTGTTCGTCCCCGACGACGAGAGCGCCCTCAGCGTGACCGGCTCCTGCAAGATCCGGGCCGTCAAGATCGGTGGCGACGTCAAGAAGCGCAACACCACCGAGTTCACGTTCCCCGGCGTCGGAGACTACGAGCTCGTCGACCACATCGCCCCGTAGTGGCCAGCTCCACCGTCGTCCGCGTGGAGGGTGCGAAGAATCTCCGCCGCACCCTCCGCAAGGCCGGCAAGGACCTCTCCGAACTCAAGGCCGCCCACAAGGAGGCCGCGAACATCGCCGCCGCCGCCGGACGCGGCAAGGCCCCGAACGTATCCGGAGCCCTGGCCGCCACCGTCCGAGGCTCAGGCACCAACACCGCCGCTATCGTCCGCGCCGGCCGCGCCTCCGTCCCCTACGCCCAGGTCATCCATTGGGGATGGCCCGGCCACAACATCGCAGCAAACCCGTTCCTCACCGAGGCCGCCCAGGAAACCGAACCCACATGGTTCGCCGTCTACACCGAGGCCTTCGACAACGCACTCAACCAGATCAAAGGAATCTAGCCATGAGCCTCAAGGCCAACTACGCCAACGTCGAATACACCGGCACTGACGGTGAAGCCGTCACCGTCCAGGACGTTCGGATCATCTTCGCCGACCGGCTCCGGTTCGAGAAGACCGCCAAGGCCCGAGGGTGGGACCCCGAGAAGCAGCCGATGACGTCGGCCGGCTTCATCTCGTGGGCCGCACTCAACCGCTCCGGCCAGTTCCCCGGCAGCTATGAGGACTTCCTCAACGTCGTCATCGACGTCGAAATCGACGACGTCAAGAGCCAGGGGGCCGACGACACCGACGACCCTACCCAGCCGGCTCTCTAGGCCGAGCCCTCACAGCGCTAGCCATCCGCTCCGGCATCCCGCCGAGCGTGTGGCTGGCCGAGGGCGATGACTTCATCGCCACAGCCCTAGACCTGATCCAAGAGGAAGCCGAGGAGGAATGATGAACAAGACCGCAATCCTTGCCGTCAAGATCATCAGCGACGCGGCTGGCGTCACTAACGGCTTCAAAAAGACCGACACCGCAGCCGGCGGCCTGAGTAAACGAGCCCTTGCCGTCAAGGCCGGCTTGCTAGCCGTCGCGGCCGCCGGCGTGAAGATCGGCAAGGATGCCGTCAAGTCGTTCCAGACGGCCGGCGGAGAGGTCAACGCCTTCAAGCGCGTCCTCGGCCTGTCCGCCGAGGACGCCTCCCGGCTCCGCTTCCAGCTCAAAATGACCGGTGTTGACGGTGCCACCGGCGCCAAGAGCATGACCATCTTCACCAAGAACATCGTCAAGATGTCCGAGGCCGACAAGGCCGGCAAGATCAAGGCTCAGCAGAAGGCCGACGCGATCCGGGGCCAGATCAAGGCCCTCGACGCCGCCGGCCCGAAGACCAAGGGCTATGCCGACAAGATGGCCTACCTCAAGGGCAAGCTCGCCGACGCCACCACGGCCTCGAAAATGAACGTCTCCGCCCTCGGATCGCTCGGCATCAAGTACACCGACGCCCACGGCAAGATGATCCCGATGACGACCCTGCTCCCGCAGGTCGCCGACAAGTTCGCCAAGATGAAGGACGGCCCCGAGAAGTCCGCTCTGGCGATGAAGCTGTTCGGCAAGTCCGGAACGGCCATGATCCCGTTCCTTAACAAGGGTGCCGCCGGCCTGGCCGAGCTGTCCGCCAAGAGCGACAAATACGGCCAGACCCTCACCGGCGGCAACCTGGACGCCATCAAGGCCAACAAGGCCGCGCAGCGTGACTGGAGCGCCGCACTGGAGGGCGTACAGATCCAGCTCGGCGCCCAGCTCCTGCCGATGCTGACCGTGATGGCCACAACGCTCACCTCCCAACTCATCCCCGGCATCGTCGGCACCAGCAAGTACCTCTCCGAACATGCCGACACGGTCGGCATCGTCCTCGGCGTCGTCGGCGGACTGTTCGGACTCATCAAGACCATCTCCACCGTCACCCGTCTGTGGACCGCAGCCCAAGCCATCCTCAACGTGGTCATGGCCGCCAACCCGATCATGCTCATCGTCCTGGCCGTCGCCGCCCTCACCGCCGGCTTCATCTACCTGTGGAACACCAACGTAGGTTTCCGCAACTTCTTCATTGGCGCATGGGCCGCCATTCAGGCCGCCGCCGGTGCGGTCGCCGCATGGTTCACCGGCAGCTTCCTGCCGGCCCTCACCAGCGTGTGGAACGGCCTGATCGGCGGCGTCACCTGGCTGTGGACCACCTATATCGGCATCTGGGTCACCATCATCCGATTCATGATCGGCATCCCCGGCCGCATCCTCGGCGCTGTGAGCCGGTTCGTCACCCTCCTCGTCACCGCCGGCCGCAACCTGCTCACCGGCATGCTCGCCGGCATCACCGCCGGCTGGCGCACCGTTGCCGGCTGGCTCGGCGGCCTGGCCGCCAAGATCACCGGCGCCGTGGGCGATGGACTGTCCTGGCTCAAGAGCGCCGGCGAGAACGTCGTCCGAGGACTGTGGAACGGGATCTCCGGCTCCTACGAATGGATCAAGGGCAAGATTGAGAGTTGGGTCGGTAACGTCGTTGATTTCTTCAAGCGCGTCTTCGGGATCAAGTCCCCGTCGACCGTCATGGAGAAGCTCATCGGCCGCCAGCTCCCCGCCGGCATCGGCCGAGGTGTGGACCGCAACATGAACGCCGCCCTCAACCCGATCCGCAAGCTCTCCAAGGCTGTCCAGGCCGCGTTCGCACCGGAGCTCGACCTTGGCAGCGTCGGCGGCGTCTCCGACCTGTCCCGCCTCACCGCCGGCAGCCGTACGTCGCGCGTCGCCCAGGTCGTGCAGCAGGTCACCATCGAGCTCAACGGCACCATCGTCGACCGTCGCGCCACCGCCAAGGACATCCGTGACCTCCTCAACGAGGAAGCCCGCTTCACCGGCCGCGTCGCCATCGCCGGATCGGTGATCTAGATGGCCGCCATCACCGCCGTCACCATCACCGTCACCCCGCCCGGCGGCGCACCGTTCCCCATCAACGTCACCGCCACCGACGCCACCGCCAAACGCGGCGCCATCCCGTCCGCCATCGAGGAGGTTGCCGTCGAATGGGGCCAGACCGCCCCGCTCGCATCACAGAGCGCCGGCGAGTTTTCCCTCGTCCTGTGGTCGGCCACCCCGAACGTGATCCCCTACGAGTCCCTCGTCCAGGTCACCGCCTCCATCGACGGCCGGCCCGCCACCCTCATCGCCCGAGGATGGGCCACCGTCCCCAAGTGGCTGCCCCGCCGTATCGACGTCGACGGCGTCAAGACCGTCGTCTACGTCACCCGCGTCACCTGCCTCGGCGCCGTCACCAGGGCCGGCGCCACCACCCTCACAGACGCCACCTGGCCGCCCGAGGCCATGGCCGCACGGCTCAACCGATTCGACGCGGCCGCCACCCTCGCCATCGTCGACCGGGCATCGATCGGTGCCGACCGCATGTACCTCGACGCCCGCAAGGTCGCCACCAGCGACAACATCGCCGGCGTCCTGGCCGCCGGCCTGGCCGGCCACAAACGCGTCATGGTCGAAACGGCCGGCGGCGTCGGCGCGGCAGACCTGCCCGGAGCCTTCCTCGACTGGCCCCACACCGAGGTCATGGAGCCCGGCCCAGAGGCAGGCGCCTACGTCAGCACCATCGGCGACCTGACCACACCCGCCGTCCAGCCGCTCAACATCCCCGCGGCAGCTGTCGAGGAGACATGGCGTGGACCTGACCGCACCGCCACCATCACCCGCATCATCCACGTCGCGCGCGACACATTCACAGGCGAGCCCGCCGAGAACGTCATCACCCCCACCGTAGAGCCGGCGGTCCGTTCCTCCTCCGAGCTCCGCATCGATGCCGACGTTCCCTACAGCCTGGACGAATGGGCGTGGGCACTCCTGAACGACATGGCTGCCGCGCAGCCGGCCGTCATGCTGGAGCAGACCCGGATCCGGCTGGCGGACCTGCCGGCGGCCACCGTCGAGGCCCTCATCGGCATCCCCGGCCGCGCCGCCCGTGACCTCCAGATCGACGACTGCCCCGACGACCTCGACCCGTTCCAGCTCGTCACCACCGGCCGGCTCACCATCGCCTCCGGCCTGACGGCCACACTCGACGTCACCCTCCAGCCGGCCAGCCTCGCCGGCTGCCGCCCGATCCGATGGTCAGAGACCCGCACAGAAACCCGGTTCAGGCAATGCAACATCCCCGACCGCCCGGCGACGCTCTGGCTCACCGCCAACCGCGTCCGCCAGATCATGACGCCCACAGAACTTCAGTACTAGGAGCAACCGATGCCCGACGCCATCATCAACTACACCGCCGCCCGTGGCGTGCCCTACCTGGACGACGACAACTACCTTCATGTCTACCCGCAATACACCCAGGAAATCGCCGAACGGTTCGACCTCCTGGAGCGCACCCCCGGCCCGGCAGGAGCCCCCGGAGGCTCCGACGCCGCGTTCGCTGCATGGGTAGCAGATCACGCCAGCGCCACCCGTGAGGCCATATCGGCCGCCTACGTTGCACGCCGCACGCTCCTCGCGCTTGGCAACTCCATCACCAACTATTGGGCGACCGGCACCCGGTTCGCAGACAAGCTCGCTGTGTTCGTCGGCTCGCTCGGCGGGGACGTCGCCGTCATCAATGCTGGAGTGGGCGGAGATCGCACCTCCGACATGCTCGCCCGCCTGCCTGCACTACTGGCCGACAACTCGCCCACGTGGGTCACGGTCATGCCATCCATCAACGACCGCAAGATCGACGGCTCCGGCATTACCCCCGTAGCCACCATGGCGAACCTTCGCAGCATGATCGGCATCATCCGATGGGCCGGCGCCGAGCCGATCCTGATGACCGAGCCGCCAATTAACCCGGCCACCATCGGCGCCACCTTCAACGCCGCGAGCGAATACGACCGGCGCAACGTGAACGACTGGACCCGCTCACTGGCCGCCGAGCTGCGCTGCGCCCTGGCCGACGTCGACGCCGCCTACGCCACCAACGACGTCTCGGCCGCATCGGCCGACGGCCTGCACCCCATCGGCGTAATGGCGAGCGGCTACAACGGCCTCGACGTCATCTGCGTCACCCTGGCCGAGGCACTACTGAAGACGTCGCCGACCGTCTATGGCTGGCCGCACATACTGCCGACACAGGTCGGCAACGACGACTTCACCCGAGCAGACTCCACCGTCACGCTAGGGGCGCCCTGGACAGCGCAGCGCGGCACGTGGGGCATCAGCGCAAACCGTGCCTACCCGGTCACCAACACCGTGTGGGACTGTGCCACCACCGACACCATCACCGCCGACCATGCAGTCGTTGCCGACGTCGTCGGCGCACCCGGCGCCGCCTACGAGGGCGGTGTCGTGGCGCGCTACGTGCCAGGAGCCGGCTTCTACTTCGCCGACCTCGCCGTCACCGCCGGCCGCGCAGGAGTCGCCAAGCTTTACAAGGTGACCGCCGCATTGGCGCCCACCCTCATCGGCGCGTTCGTGGCCGTGCCGGGGATGATGGCGGATCAGGCCACCATCGAGCTCGGCATCGTCGGAACCAAGCTCACCGTTCGCGTCAACGGCATCACGCTCATCCAAGCCACGGACGCGACGTACGCCGGATCGAAATGCGGCATCGCGCAACTGGCCGGCGCCAAGTTCGACAACTTCGCGTGGTACGGCGCATGACCATCCATCCCCGCACCGATTGGGCTCGCCGCCAGTTCACCCGCCGAGTCCCGCTCGACTTCGCCCAGGTCAAGCACGTCGTCATCCACTGGCCCGGCTCCAAGGGTCACCTGTCCGACGCCAACGTGATCGGCTGCCTGAGAGGCTGGCAAGACTGGCACATGGACGGCCGGGGCTGGACCGACATCGCCTACAACGAGGCCGTCGACCAGAACGGCGACGTGTGGATACTGCGGGGCGACTACA